CTGCGTCGAGTCTGAAGAGGAGGAGTCGCCATCTTCGTCTTCATCTTCATCTTCGATTCCCGTCTCTTCTGAACTCGCATCCTTCTGGTCGAGACCGTCGAAATCAAAGGAATGAAGACTCGCCTTGTCATCGTCTGAATCGACAGAAGGAATCGCAGAAGGAGGCGCCAGCACCTCTTCGTCTGCGCTCTCCTCTCGATTGAACTCGGGCGGGCACGTAAAGTGGTCCTGGACGAGCGAGGCATAGTCCGGGTCGGCCAGAATGTCGACATTGTCCTTCTTGACACTCAGAGTGGCGGCCGTCGTCTTGAGACCGTTCCAGAACCACCGACAATTCCGATAACTCTCGTATTCGTCCGTAATACAATACGAATAGGTATTGGCAATCCCCGTCATGGACCCATAGGAGAGGACGCCGTGAGGGGTCAGGCCCGCATGGCGGAACAGCCCTATCACGTAACACGCCACCGCATCCACGTAGGCCTGGTTGTACTGGTTGTGGAGTTTCAGAAGCGTCTTTTTCCAGGCTCCGTTGCCGCAGGGCAGCAGGGGATGGGGTGGAGAGGTGTATTCTCCGTGGAGGAGTCCGACGGGGTCGAGAAGGTGGACGGTCTTGACAAAGGCCCGGCCCTCCGTGAGAACGCCGCTCTCGTCCTGGAGTGTGACGGTGTGGTGGCGGTCCTTCTCTGAGGCCCAGTTCACAATGTGGTAGGGGTGGGGGAGGCTAGCGTCCGTCGTCCCTTCAGGAATCGTAAAGGTCTCGAGGCCCGAATGGTACCGTTGGAGATGCTGAAGGGTGGGAAATGTACTCCGGTCTCGTTCTGTCACCGGACTTCCGACACAGGGGCGACGGAAAAGGGCCTCCATTCTTTCTTTTCGAGAGACCATCGAACGCTCGTAATATCCACAGTGAGGGAGAGTATCTTGGGGCCCTTTTCTTTTTCAGGCACAGTAGACATGGCGGCAGGAGGCGGAGCAATGAGCGTGGCCCTCCGGAAGTTTCAAATGAAGGATATTCCTCAAGATGCGGTTGCGATTTTCATTGGCCGCCGACGTACCGGCAAGTCGACGCTCGTCAAGGACCTTCTGTATCACCATCAGAACATGCCGTTAGGCACGGTCATTTCCGGCACAGAAGAGTCGAACGGCTTCTTCAAAAAGATGATTCCGCCCATCTTTATCCATGGCGAATACAATGCGGTGATTCTGGCGAACTTTGTCAAACGCCAGAAGCTCGTCATGCAGAAGATCATGCAAGACCAGGACAAGGGTGTTCAGTCCAAACTCGACCCGAGGTCGTTCTTGATTCTGGACGACTGTATGTACGACGACTCGTGGACCCACGACAAGAACATTCGCTATCTGTTCATGAACGGCCGTTGGCTCAAGGTGTTTTTCCTGATTACGATGCAGTTCCCCCTCGGTATCCAGCCGTCCCTGAGAACAAACGTCGACTATGTGTTTATTCTGCGAGAACCCTACCTCTCGAATCGCAAGCGTATTTTCGAAAACTACGGCTCGGCCTTTCCCAACTTTGAGTTCTTTTGTCAAATCATGGACCAGTGTACACAAAACTACGAGTGCTTGGTCATTAACAACAATACCCAGTCCAACAAACTGGAGGACGCCATTTTCTGGTACAAGGCTGAGATGCACGGCGACTTCAAGATTGGGGCCCCCGAGTTCTGGGCCCACTCGGCGGCCATGATGAAGGAAAAGGCCGAGGACGACATCAACAAGTACGACCCGGATGCGATGAAGCGGCTCCGAGGACCGGCCATCCAGGTGCGGAAAACGTACTAACCTTCCGACACATGTCTGTGCTGGTCCAAGGTCAATAATAATCAGAAACAACAGTAATGGTGTTACATTTAACATCTCTTGTATTGGGGACAAATGCGATTCATGCGCTTCTAAAGCAATATTGGGTGTACGGTCTTGCCTTTACGGGAATTACCCTGTCTTCTGTACTGTACCATACGAGTACGAAAACGGACTCCAGTAGTTTTGCTCTTTTTTGGTTCGACCAGGCGTGTATTTATACGGTGTTCTTCGTGGGCTTGTATTATTTTTTGAATATATCGAAGCCTCTTAAAACCGCCGCTATCCTATCGATTAGTCTGGTCATGTTTTATTACTTTTATGGATACTATACGACCGACTTTTGCTGGAACCCCGAACATGGTGATTTGTATCACGGGTTTATGCATGTCGCAGGATCCCTAGGGCATCACGCCATTATGGTAGGCTTGCCCTAAGGCTTGTCCTAAGGCTTTTTATCCTACTCACCAATAGGTGGAATGAGCTATCGGCACACAATGGGCTGCGTGTTTGTCGGGATTATCGTTCTGATGGGGGTTCTGTTGTACATTCAGCCGGCCAATGTGATTGATGGGTTTGCCACGATGCTGTTCGAGGACAATGGGGCCCTGAGTTGCGGTCCGGACCACGGCGGCGTCTGTAGCCAGGAAGGGTACAAGTGTATCAATGGATTCTGCAAGCCGAACATACCGCCATACATGCCCCCCTATTCGGATCTCCCCGTCCGGCCGGCTGTAAGTACCTGGCCTACTCCAGGACGCCTCTAAGTTTTTATTTTAGGGTGTATTGATAGAAGGATGCGTGTTCACAAGGGTGCCATGTATATGCTCGCCGTTTTGGTAGCAGTTGTGGTGGCGGCCGTTCTGTTGCGCCAGAGTCGCCCGATTATCAGCGGATTCGAGGCGGCCATGCAGGTCCAGAATGTTCCCTCTGTTCCCGCCCAGTCCCAGTACGTTCCCGACAAGAATACGGACTATTTGTGCCGATCTCCGAACAATAGTGGCGTTCCGTGCCCCGAGGGCTCGTTTTGCGACGGCACCCAGCAGGCGTGCGTCCGCAAGACGATTTTTGACATGCCGGGCAACCTCCTTGGATATTTTGCGTAGACTACTGTTGTCTGCAGTCTGTGTTATAAGAAAAGACCATTACATAGCCTTTTCTTATAGGATTTACTCGAGTTTACTTTACAGGCTGGTCTCGGTTGCTTTGCCTTCTGTGGCCTTGCCTTCTGTGGCCTTGCCCTCTGCCGCCTTGACCTCTTCGACCGTCGTGACAGTTGCTGCAACGGTTGTTGCAGCCGCTGCCGCTGCCGCAGCAGCAATCTTGCGCTCCAGCACCAAATCCGCCGGCCCCGAAAAGAGGCTGTCGCTCACCTCTGCCTCCGTTACAGGGGACAGGACCGTATTCTCCTCCACCTTGGTCATGGACGGCTGTGAGGCGGCAACACCAACCGCTGACCGAGCCTTGGACTCCTTGATGCCCGCCTTCCGCTGTTCGTCGAAAAAGGCCGTCTTGTGGTCCTCGTTCTCCTTGTACTTTTTCATCAGGTTGTTCAGCTCCTCCTGGGCATACTCCTGATTCTCCACCATGTGGGGCTTCGGGTCCCACGGCGTCCACTTCCCCACCTCCGCACAGTAGATATTGTGATACTTGTCGGAGCCCTGGAGCTTCTTGGCCCGGAGCTCCGCCTCCTTTTCGTCCCGGGCTACGGCTCGAACCTTGAACCCCCGAATGCTCGTCCGGAAGTTGTTCTTGGCGTGGAACTCCTCTTCGAGCTTCGCCTGCTCCTTGAACATAAAGTCGTCCCATGCCGTCTCGATTTTCGTCTTGTTCAGGTCCTTCTGCTTCTGGCGCACAAAGGCATGGTAGTCCTCAAAGACTGCGTCAATCTTGATGCGAGCCGACCGGCAGGTGGCGGCCAAATCCGCCTTGTCCTCCTTCTCAAACTGCGTCGCCTTGTCCTCCAGCTCCTTGTTGACGGCCGTCACCTTGGAGGCCAGGAACTCCTCCAGCCCCTTAATCTTCCAGTCCACCTCGTACGACTGGAGGAACCGCTCGAAGAAAAACAAATCCTTCCTCTCCAGCACGTTTTCGGGGCTCAGGAAACTCACCAGCGCAAACTTCTGCCCCGCAATGGCATCGTCCTCGTCCAAAAAATCCTCGACCACACTGTTTGCCATTCGTTCTTCCGGATCATAGGACCGAGACCTTTAGACTCGATTGGCAGCTCTATGCGATTTTTTTCTGCCCTTGGAATATATACAATGGACTCCGGACTCGCCGAAATTATCA